CTATCATTTTCTTCCAAAAGAGTCTCTAACTAATTTTAATTTTGAATATGATCCATTTGAATCAAAATAATGTGCGAGTTCCTTAATCATATATAGACCGCTAGTATCAGGATCAGCCTCTTTTCTTTCAGTGTTTTCTAAAGAGGGGAACTCACATCTGATAAGACTACCTGCGTTGATTGCAAGGTTAAGTGGTATAGTGACCTCTATAACTTGCGTCATCAATTGATTGTATCTCATCATTGATTGAGAGTGTATTTTTGCAGGATCTGCGTTTCTTTTTGCAGGATCATTCCAACCATCATCTTTGGCATCCTTTTCAACAGTTCCAACATCAAGCATACCTACAAATATTCTACTAGGTAAATCTCCAAGTGTCAAATCACTATCATCATTTATTTTTGGTAACGTAATTTGTTTACTACCAAGATTACTTGTTTTATCGATATACTTTTTTGAATTATAAACAATGTCTGGATTCAACCCAAATGTAACAGGATTAATATAATATCTCATACTACTATAAGCACCTCTTTCTAATTTACCTATTAAATCTTGGTTTCTATCAATACCATATTGCAAAATTGAAAAATCTTTCTTTGGGTCATCTTTATCAATAACACCAGGATTGAAAGTATAATCTTCTCCAAAAGGTCTTTGATTTATCAAATTATCAATAGACTTAAAGTTTAGTCCTTTACTTGTTTCATAAAATAAAAAACCTGCTGTAGAATCTTCTCCATCACCTTTATATGCTATAGATTTAGATGCTAACCAAGTAATTACAGTATATGGTTTTTTCATATTACCTATAAATCCATATGGATTTTGAGTTTCATCTATTTCATTAATTTTATCTGTACTTAAATATTTTTCTATAATATCTTTTACTGAATCTGATATCCTTTGTGTTGAGGGAAATTTCTTACCTACCCTTGAAGTTTCATTTGTTAATGCTTCTCTTGAAACTAAATTCAAGGTTAATATTTCCTTTCCCGAATCAACCAAAACATTCGTGATTGATGATACATGAAAGTATTGTTCTGGTGTTTTTGAAAAATCAAGTCCATCCTTATTAACTTTTGAGTTTCCAGCTATCTTTATTACTACTCTCTCACCACCTCTAAGAGGAAGTCCATTATATAAAGATTTAACTTTACCATCTTCAGCCTTAACTGTATTACCTGTGTTAACAATGATCGCTTTGGCAGTTAGTGTAGGAGAAAACAAATTTTCATAATATGTAAAATTTACTACACCAGAAGACATATCAACAGTTTTTTTACCATCTGCAGATTCTATCGTAAATTTTTCGTAAAGTGACGGACTAGATGCTGACATTAGATTTGTAACATTACTTTTTGTACTCTTTTCATTATATCACTTGTGTTGTTGTTTGAATTAGTAAATGATGGGGTTGATCCTCCTCCACCTGAACCGCTACCAATTGAACCATCACCACCTACGTTTACTGGTTTCTCAACTATGTAGATTGTACTGGAAGCATTAGTTTGACGATTACCTAAATTATCTCTTCGTCTAACTGTTGGAGTTATACTCTCACCCTTATCAGGTTTCTCAATACTCGATGTAAACTCCTCCATCGCTGATTTAAGTTCTGCTGTCTTACCTTCTATTTCTTGAACTTTCGCATCTATATCTCCCATTGCTTCAGATTCATTTTCTTGATCATTATCTCTTTTCGTCTTTGTTCCAAACATATTACTCATAAAACCATTTATTTTTGCCAATACACCATCATTATCTTTCTGGTCTTCATTTTCTCTCTGAGTCTCCTGATTTTTTGATTCAACTGTCTCACCCTGAGATTGTGCCTCTTGAGATTTAAGACTTTGTATATCCTGATCAGTATTAATACCAGAAATCATATTATCATCATTTTTTTTGTCTACCTCTTGTTCATTAGTTTTAGATGGATTAAGCATAGTAAATGAGGATGGATCTACTTTTTCTTCTTTTTTGTCTCCCTCTTTGTTTCCAAATAAATCTCCTCTTTTATCAAGATCAGTCATTCCAAAGGTTGCAAAATCCACTGCACCAGTTAGTGCTCTCATGAAACCTTTTGGTCTTTCTTTCTTTTCAGTTGTCTCTGATTCGTCAGTTGTTTTGTTATCTTGTGCTTGTTCAGCATCACCCTGTTCAGCATCTGGATCTTCATCTGGTATAATCAATCCCTCATCAAATGATTTTAGACCAAGATTAGCTGGATTACCAAATAGATTAAAACCATTAACAAGTCTTTCTCGTAGTTTTCTTACACCACCCTCTGCTGATTCTAAACCTTCTCTTGCCTCCTGTTCTTTTTGTGAGAAAGGAAATCTAAACAAATTTGTAACAGCATTAGATATGCCCGTACCAAAATCAGTGAGGAAGTTCGTTATTGAACCTATAAATCCAGTAAGTATTCCAACTACCGTGCTTATTCTTTGAATTAAAGCTTTTACTCCCTCTATGATTTTTGGTAATTGATTTACAAACCATCCGATTAATACTATACCAAAAAAGTCTAGTATTCTTCCTAAAAATCCTCTAGTGCTAGCTGATGAAATACTACCAGTTCTTTTTGCAATACCTTGAACGGATGCTGCTTCTAATTCATCCTCTCGATCCTTTCTCCTTACATTTTCTCGTCTTCTTCTAAAAAATTCATTATCTTTTCCTATCAATCTTCTCTTAAAAATGTTATTTTCATTTGTACTTTGAACAATATCCCTTGCCTTAGTATTAGATTTAGATAATCCCTCATTAAAACTTACAGCAGAATCTCTAATAGTATTAATACTAATTGATGACTTTAAAAGTGAATCTCTCCTTGCTCTTATCGACATACTAGAACTCCGCTAAATTAAACATTGAATTAGCAAGTGCAGGGAAAGTATTAGAATTATCACTTGATCTTATGTTAGGTAAAGTATCTGATGAACCACCTGCAGGTTTTGCACCTCCACCTTCACCACCTGCATTTGTGTTAGAATTTGGTAGAGGTATATTAACAACATTAGAATCTTCAGAATAAACAAGATTCTCACCGTTATTATTTTTTGCCTTTGGGGTTATGGATAAATCTTCTGATTTAGTTGGATTTAGCATTGTAAAACCTGTTCCATCACCACCATCACCATCACCACCAGATTCTCCTGGTGGAGTCACACCTGTAAAAGAATCTGCAATTTGACCTGCCTTTCCTCCTATAAAACTAGAGACTAAACTTACTCCTAGCAATCCAATTAAACCTACACCAGTTGATACTCCCTCTGGAATAAGTGCTAAACCTGTAAAAAATGTAGCCAAACTAGCAAGTGTCTCTGCACCTGCACCAGTAACTGCTTGTGTTACAGTTTGTTCACCTACACCATCTCCATCATCGTCTTTTTTTAATCTATTTCTTACATCAAATCCAAAACCAAGAGTTTCAAGGACAGCAGTTAACGGACCACCAAAACCTTTGACTCCTCCAGTTGCAGCAGATGGTTTAAATAATCCACCAATAAGTGGAACTTTCTGCATGAACTTACCTGTCTGTTTTAATGCGGGACCAATTAATGGTAAACTTAATCCTAAACCAACCAATGCACCTATAGGTTTTTTTATGACATTAAATATAGCTCCTGGTACTCGTTTAAAGAAATTTTTTCCAGAGTTGGTAATATTTTTTCTAAATTTATCTACGTTTAATTTTATGAAATTTAAAACTGCTTTGATAGGAGAAACGACTAATCCACTAAAAGCGATACGAAGAATAGTACCAGCTAATGTTCCTACTAATCCAATTATCTTTCCTAATCCAACTGTTAATGCTACAGCGATTCCAGTAATCAACGCAAGATTACCAAAAAATCTTACTTTAAAATCATTTAAAGCATCAACATTACCATCAGACTTTAATCTTAAAAATGTTAATGTCTGGTCAACTAACCATCCACCTGCAAGAATAAGTAAAAAATTACCTAGTCTACTTAAAATACTTTGTCCTGCTACTGCAACTTTACGAACAGGTGATAATAAAGCATTCTGAACTTTTCTTTCTAAATCTGATTCTTTACCTTCTCTAAGTGATTGCTCTGCTAATACCGCTTCTCTTTTTTGTTTTGCTGCTTCTCTCTGCCTGTCTAATTGATCACTTATTGCTAAATTTGATTGTATACTTGCAAGGGAATTATTTAATTGAGAAACTTGTGCTGATACATTGGATAGTTGACCAGATACAGTTGTTAATGTTAGTGAATTTTGATTTAATAAACTTGTTACTTGAGGATCTGGAGGTGCGGGTGCAACAGCACGACCAGTAAAGACACTAGAAGATACACTTCTCCTAATACCTCTAATGCCTCCTGCTATTGGCGATGCTAAACCTTGTTCCTCATCCATTACGTTCTTGTTGTGCCTTTAAATTTTCTTCTTCAACATGTTGTTGTAAAAGTGAAACATAAATTTCTCTTTCCCAAGGAATCATGTTTTCTAGTTCTGTCAAACTATATTTATGGTGCTGCATCAAAGCAAAATTTAATTTAAAGTATGACACAAGATCTTCATGTGCCATACTTATCCGAAAAAATTCTGCAGCCCCTCTATTTTAATTTCACTCTCAACCTTTGTATTTGGATTGATTACTTTTACAGTGTGAGCTAATTTTGGCATAGTTTCAAAAAACTTCTCAACCATCTTAAATTGTGTTGAATTCAATGATTCGATAAAATCATTTAACTCTTTTTTTGTACAATCTGCAGATGCCCAAGACTCTTCTTCAGAATACACTTGATCAACACAAGATGCAATTAAATCAAATGTATCGTCAACATTCATATTCTCAACAGCACCAAAATTATTTTTGATGAATTCATCTAATGAAGGATACTTCATTCTTAATGTATAAGTATCATCTAGTTTAATATCACGTTGATGTTCTTTCTCTTTTTGTACCTTTATGTCATCAATATGAATTGACATCGGCACTTGAGTTTTTTTATCGTCAGGGCAAGTTACCATGACTTCAATATCTTCACCTACTGATTTTCCACGAATATTTAAAAACAAATATTCAATATCAAAAGTAGAAAGTTTTTCAACTTTTGTACCTCTTGTCAAGATACATTTTTTCAAAACATCTTTTACTGCTGTAGCAATTTGTTTTGAATCTTGCGATTCCATTGCTAAAATTAATATTTTTTCCTCTTTCACAAGAAAGGGTCTGAACTTAATTTTTCTTTCAGAAGATGGTAATGTCAACTCATATGTTGGAGTTGAAATGGTTGGTAATGGCATAATATTTTAAGCACTTCAGTGTGATTATTTATAGGGGTTTTTGAACCTTATAAATTTAAGTTCCTGTAAAATTACTTAATTGTTCGCTACTTCCGAATCCGTAACGAGTACTTGCAGCTCCTGTTCTGACTCTGGTGAAATCAGATGATAAAGTATAAGCAACATCTTCATTCAATAATGGCAATCCACTTTGAACTTCATTTAAAAACCCAAGTGTGTTTCTACTTATACCGTCGTCTGTAGGTCCTCTTCTTTTTTTATTCATATCTATTCCTAATGCTCTGGCAAGTGATGATGACTCACCACATACATACCTGTCAAAACTAAACGCACAAGTTGCTTTTAATACTTGAGAGTTTTGATAAGAAACTCTTGTTGAATTTAACGATAAAGGAAACATTCCAATAAATCTATATTCTAAGAATTGAGAATGGTTTGCTTCAAATTTTACAATTCTAGTATCATTAGATTTGTAATCTTCAGGGTATCTAATTCTGAAATGATACGAATCTCTAACTGGGTCAGCAGTAGATGCACCTGTAATATACTCCATCCAATGCTCTAAAAATTTAAGTGACTTATAATCATTATCAACATAAAATTCTAAATTTATCTGAGTAAAATTACGAGTATGTGCAAATCTTTCTATAACTCCCTGAAAATCTCCAGCAGTATTTAAGGAAGCTAAAGCACTACCTGGTAATACCGCATCACTACATAACAATCCAATGTTGTCTGATATGAAGCGATCATTAATACCCTTTTGTCTCATGAAAGTTCTTACAGAGGTAGGGGGTAATGCAAATTTTACTAAAAACTTTGATGTCTGAGCTACATTCTGTAACTTAGGCATTATATCTGATATTTTTCTCGGTCTCGGTGCTGGCACTCTAAATACAACTATAGTATAGTTATTTAGATGGCTTATAAGGGAAAATACTATCCATCATATCCTAGAAAGTATAAAGGTGATCCGACTAATATAATTTACAGATCACTTTGGGAAAGAAAGTTTATGGTGTACTGTGATAAAAATACTAAAATTCTTGAGTGGGGAAGTGAAGAAATTGCACTTCCATATATCTCACCCCACGATAGTCGAGTACATAGATACTTTCCAGACTTTTATATAAAGGTTCAAGAAAATACAGGTAAGATAAAAAGATATTTAATTGAAGTGAAACCACTTAAACAAACAACAAAACCAAAGAAACCAAAAAGACAAACTAAAGGTTATATTCGTGAAGCGTTTGAATATGCAAGAAATCAAGCAAAATGGAAAGCAGCAAGAGAGTATTGTGCTGACCGTATGTGGGAGTTTAAAGTAATTACAGAAAAAGAGTTAGACATATGAGTCGTATAGATCCTATAATGAAAAATCTAATCGGTACTGAAAGTGCTGATGATTTAGCAACAGAAGTATTAGGTGTATTGACTGAAGGAAGTAACGTTCCTGAAGCAGGAAATTTTTATGTTTTTGTATATAAAGCAAAAACACCTGGCATTGCTTATGACTCACACCCACTTGTTGCAGTGACTGATGTATTCTCTTGGGGATTCAAAGGATTAAACTATCATTGGGGTGAAATGAGACAATATACCTTTCCAGAAGTAGTTGGTGGTTTGTATAAAATAGATGAAATGGAGTTAAGAGATTTAAGAACTTTACCTTTTGTCAAAATCCTACTAAATACTTAAAAAAGAGGTCGATATAAATGGCACGAGGAACTTGGCTTCCAGATCCAGAAGCACAGAATCAATTAAATAAAGCATACGCTGCAACAGATAATCTTGGGTTAGATGAGTATGCAAGACAAACTGCTGCACATAAATTAGTTGGTAATTCAAAATTTACTAAACAATCAAAAAGAAGTAAAGATAGTGGAAAAGAAAAATATTTGTCATATCCCGTTGCAAGAACAGCAGATGAAAAAACAGGAGATACATTAAGAATTAAATGTGTAGAATATATACCACCACCAGATGCTGGTTTTGGTGTTGATGTAACAGGTGTATATAAAGAGAAAGACGGTGTGGTTTCAGTCGCCACTAAAGAAGAAAGAGAATCGAAAGGTGACGCTGGAAAAATAAATATTACGACTGATTTTACTGATGGTAACTCAAGAATGAGTAACCCTCAAAATACAAAAGTAAAATACTATATTGAACTTCCTATACCTCAAGAAGTTAATGATTCTAACTCTGTCACATGGGGTGAAGATCGTGTTAATGCGATTGAACTAGCGACTCTATCTCTTGCACAAAGAGCAATGGAGAGTGGAGTAGAAGGTATGGGTCAAGTAGCACAAGCTGGAATCCAAGCATTTCAGGAAGGTGTTAATATACCAGGTTTAAATTCTGAGACTCAAAAATCGTTAAGAGCTGCTATCTCAGGATATGCACTAAATGCACTAGGTTCACAAGTTTCATCTAAAAGTGTTATTGCAAGATCAACAGGTCAGATTTTAAACAACAACCTTGAATTATTATTTTCAGGAGTAAACTTAAGATCATTTCCATTCACTGTTACCTTCTCTCCTCGTAGTCCACGAGAATCAGATGTTGTGAAATCAATAATTCGTGCATTAAAAATGTCAATGGCAGCAAAAGCTGGAGAGTTCAAGGACAGTAGTGCACAAGGTATATTTTTAAAATCACCTGATTTATTTCAACTTGATTATCTTAAAGATGGAAAAAATCATCCATTTTTAAATCGTTTTAAATTATGTGCTCTTACTGGAATGTCAGTAAATTACACAAATGCTGGAACATACGCATCTTATAATGATGGTACACCAGTTAATATTAGAATGAACTTAACTTTTAAAGAAATCAACCCAATATATCATGAAGACTACTTAGAATCTAATTCTGGAACAGGAGTAGGTTACTAATGGCATACTTTAACGAATTTCCAAATTTATTATATCAATCTCCATTATCTCACAAAAATTCTTCTGGAGAATATATCATAATCAAAAATATATTCAGAAGAACTCGAATACAAGAGCATCTAAGAGAATATGTAACATTCTTCAATAAATTTGTTATTGGTGATGGTGATCGTCCTGACACAATTGCTAGTGCGTTATATGGTGATTCAAGATTAGATTATATCGTTGTATTATGTGCTGGAATTACAAACATAAACAACCAATGGCCGTTACAAGATTATCAAGTATATAATTATGCTTTAAATAAGTATGGTTCAGAAACAGAAATGAATGCTAATCATCATTATGAAACTTTTGAAATTAGAGACGAACAACAAAGACAAATACTTCCACCAAACTTAATTGTAGATAAAGACTTCAAGATTGATGGAACAAATCACAAATATCCAAGCACAACGAGATACACAATAAGATCTGATAGTGGATATCGTCAATTAGATGATAAAGATGAATTTACAGTATTGACTGATGGAATTGCAGCAGCAGTCACTAATTTACAACACGAATTTATGGAAAATGAAAAGAAAAGAGAAATAGATGTTCTAAAACCAGGATATTTACAACTATTCATCAATGATATGAGGGATATACTAAGATACGACAAGAGTTCTGGATATATTGCACCTGATTTAGCGAAAACCGAAAAAACTGAAGTAGTTAATCCATAAAAACTTTTATATATAATAAACAAGAGAAAGTGACAGCGATAAACACACAGAACGCACACTGACTCAAATTATCTAATTACTATTATGCCAGGATCTAATCCATATGAGCTCAGGCTGCAGCTCTTTCAAGAAGCCAAAAGTATTTGTTGGGAAGAATACAGTAGAAATGTAAGTGAATTTGAGCGAATAAAGGAAAATAACTACGCTCTAGAAAAAAAATATGATGCTGATTTAAGTAGATATGAATCACTAAAAGAACAAGGAAAACTTGGATCATTAGAGTATCCTGTTTATCCTGATTTAAAAGAACTACCTGAGTATCCAAAGTATCCTACAATGGAAGAACTAAGGGAGAAGGCAACTTTTATCAGGAATTTTTGTGATGATAAAGGAATAAACTCAGATGGAATGGCATATCGAAAATTGAAAAATGATGATAAAGAGTATGTTGAATTTCAAAATGGACAAGTAATGGAATCTTTTGATTCATTCAAAAGAAATGAAGCAAATAATGTGATTTTTTCAGATAAAGTAATGGTTGGTGGAGCAAGAACATGAGTAAACTAATCGCACCATTTCCTTTCCCAGAGGATGAATTTAATATTGATAATATGTTATATGATACCAAACAAAAAAAAGAGTTGTGTGAACAACTCTCTAAAAAAGGTATTAGTGTAAAAAGAATTTTCAAATTACGAAAATATTTGTAATTACTCCTCTGCAAGTTTTGCGAAGTAGGATAATGCATCGTCATCTTCTTCTGTTTTAGAAGGAGTTGGTTTTGAAACAGCAGCAGTTACTAACTCTTCTGCTTCTCCACGATCAGTATCTTCTTCTTCAAACTGTGGTGCAGCGGACT